ATAACTAAGTCATGTTTAGCACCTGTTAGCTCTAAATTATCATCCATTTCATTATAATGCTCACAATCATCATGACATAAGGCATTTTTATCTATAAATTCCTTCAACCCTTTAATAAATTCTCTAATCCCTACAATAATCTCTAATTTTAGCTCCATAGCTTCCTTAGGCTCGTTATCCCATAAGCCTAACTCTTTCAACTTATCACTAAGCGTCATTCTTCAACCTCAAAACCATCTACACCCTTAATACATAGGTGTGTGTGAATATCCCCAGCTTTCCCTTTAGTCTTATAATCAAAGTCACATAAAGCATGTTGTTTCATATCTTTAAGATTTATCTCAGATGGTATATTTAATTGACAATCAGCACAAAACCACTTCTTATACTGTTCACACACATAGAACTTACCTTTTATCATACCATGACACTTTTGACATACAAACTGACCACCCATCACATCCAAATTAGTATCACTCATATTAAGAATAAACTTATTATCACCCAATAAGCCTTTTTCTCTGGTTATATTAAAAAATCTCCTCTCTTCCTCTATTCTAACCATCTAACTGTACTACTCCCTTCTACCTTTTTCTTGAATTTATCCCTCTCTTTGGTAACTATAGCCAATTCACTGGTTAATTTCGTATTTAGTAACTTCAAGGCTTTTAGTGCCTTCTTCTCATCCCCTTCATTCCCTAACCCCATTTCCACCTCTAACAGGCTATTAACAAACTGAGATATGTTCATTTGCTGACTTTTCGCTAGTTCCACTAAGGAATGTTCCAAAGATAGTGTAGTTGTTATTTTTACCATAGTCTATTATTATTATTATTATTATTATATTTATTTATGTATTTATGTATATATAAATATGTGTTTAGCATATTAGGGTATTTGATAACTTTTAATTAAATCGCTACATTTAAATAATTGTTTCACTTCTCACGCTCGTACCATCGCGTGAGTTATATAGTTAATTAATTAATATTTCGCTCTTAAATTAAAAGTACCTCGTGTAGTACCTAATTCTCCATTGGAAATCGAGGTAAAACCCTTGTATTTTAACTTAGTAACAGTTATATGATATTTAATAAATACACATTTCACGCTTAGAAAGTACGCACAATCCAACTTATGCGTAGTTTTAAGGATATTAACTAGCCTTAAATGACACTTATTTGAGTGAAAATAACCTCTATTTCCTGTGGAACGCTTAAAGGTTTTAAGCGTAGAGCTAAGCCTCCTAAGTGCCTATATATAGGTAGTATAAGCCCTTAATTCCTTTATAAACCAAGGATTTAGGCACTACATAAGTGTTACCCACTACATAGTTAGGCACTACATGAGTATATACTTTAATGTATATACTAGAGTATATATATACTACAGTATATATATTAATTCATGACAAATAAATGACCGATAGTCAAAAAAGCATACATACAGGGGGGCGGAGCCGGTTAGAAATATTATTTTTTTAAAATATTTTATAAAATAATTAATATTAAATAGTAATAGTCACATAGTATAATTAATGCAATTAGATCCATGGCAAAAAGACGTATTAGATGCGAAAGGCAATCTATTACTATGTACAGGGCGACAAGTAGGGAAAACAACCATTTTCAGTAGGAAAGCAGCTGACTATATGCTAAAACATCCTAATTCTAAGATAATAGTAGTTAGTCTTACGGAAGACCAAGCTCAGCTGATAATTATAATGATTTTGACATATTTAGAGCAGAATCATAAGCATACAGTAGGAAAGGGTAAGTTTAAGCCTACTAAGAGCAGTATCACATTAGTAAATAAGAGCAAAGTCATTGCTAGACCAGTTGGGAATACTGGAGATGCTATCCGTGGCTTCACTGGAGATATCTTAATAGTAGATGAAGCGTAGCAGGATGCCAGAAATGATGTGGGCAGCAGCTAAACCTACTTTATTAACCACATCAGGGCAGGTGTGGATGTGCAGCACACCCCACGGGAAAAAAGGATATTTTTATGACTGTTATCTAAATAAACACAAAAGGTATGAGGTATTTCATGTTAATAGTGTAGATGTAGTAACAAATAGAGAAATAGGTGATAAATGGAGTAAAGAACAACAAAAAGGAGCTATTGAGTTTTTAGATCAAGAACGGGAAGATATGAGTACATTGCAATTTAGCCAAGAATATCTTGGAATGTTTATAGATGATTTAAGGCAATTATTCCCAGATGAATTAATAAGAAAGTGTCAAACAGTGCAAAGGAGAGCTAATATTGTACATGGGAGGGATTATTATATTGGAATAGATGTTGCAAGAATGGGAGATGATGAGTCGGTTTTCGGAATTATAGAGAAAAGAGGGGGTATTTTAACCCATGTAGAGAACTTAATCACAACTAAGACCCTATTGACTCAGACAGCAGATCAGATAATACAAATGAATAGATTATACGATTTCAAAAAGATTTACATAGATGATGAAGGGATAGGGATAGCTGTATTTGACATGTTAGTGACAGATCCAGAAACTAGGCGAAAGACTGAGGCACTTAGAAACAGTAAGAAGATAATAGACTGGAAGATGAGTAGGGGTTCTAAAGTGAGTGGACGTAAAAGGATGCTTAAAGAAGATTTGTATATGAACTTACTAAGATTAATGGAACAGGGTAAGATACAATTATTAGATGATCCTACTGTTTTCCAAAGTCTAAAGAGTGTACAATATGAGGTAGTAATTGATAAAACAAGTAGAAATTATACCCATATTTTTGGAAGCTATACTCATGTTTCTGAATCTTTAATAAGAGCTGCTTGGTGTGACAAAGAGAAAAACTTAAATATCTGGGTAGATTACGTTTAAAATACAAGATGGCTGATACAGGAATATTTGCAACGACTGCTGAAGTACAAAGAAAAGTAGGGGCTAACGCAAGTACTACTTCAAATGTAGAGGCATACATAAATCAATACATGACTGAAGCAGAATCTTATATTAATACAGTAACTGGGGTTAATTATTCTGATTCTTATTCTGGTTTAAATGTTGATGTTAAGGGAATCTTAAAGAGATGGGCAAGTGCTTTAGCAGCTATGGAAGTTATTGATTTTGATCAGTCAATCATGGGGCAAAGGGCTGCTGAAGATAGGAAAGACTTTTTAAGTGACACTGCAAACAAGTGTCAATCACTATTAAAAGAAAAGAAGGGTACTGACTTCATAACAGGCGCATAATGGCTATTCCTGTTAGATATAGAAAAAGCGCAGAAGTTCTAGCCAATTATGATTTTGCAGATTTACTAACTGGTGTAGGAACTATAACCCTATATGGTATTAGTGACGAAGCAGGGACTAAGAAGTTATCCCGTCAAGCCTTAGAAAGTACAGCAGTCAAAGCAGACATACAAGGTACAAGTGGGAGTATAGAATCTAATTATGATATTGAGTTTAATAGAAGTGAGTTAGTCAAAGGAGATCTAAGTGCAACTATAACTATTCAAGCAACTTCAACTACAGGTTCATCAACAAATGATACAACAGTAGAGATATTTCATGTAGATTCTGCATCAAGTGAAACAACAATAGGAAGCCAACAAGCTATAACACAACTTTCAAACCCTTCAGCAGGATCAACAGAATATAGAACAACTTTAACTTTTGCAGTAAATAAAAGATTTGCGAGAGGTGACAAACTTAGGATAGAAGTTATTAGTACAGTTGCAAGTGCAAATTCAAATAGCGTGGCTTCACATTATCATGATGGAGCAAATAGAAACTTATCATTAACGGATCAACATGGGATAGCTGCACCGTCGAATTTAATAGCACTAATTCCTTTTGATATAGATATATAAAAATGACAGATTTAAACATTTCAGAAACAACGAACCCTACTACAGTTAGTGATTATACTGTGCCTAGTCAAACTACTGATGGGGCGAATGATGGTAATAAAGAAACTAGGTACAATAATGAAAAGTTTTCATCTTACTATGGCAAGTATAATTCTACTACTAAGATAAAAATGAGTATAAAGGCTTTTGCCACATGGGTTGTAGGTTTGGGATGGGAAGCCGACACAGATACCACCGTTTTACTAAACCATATTTCTGGTGCAGGTGAAGATACATTCTTATCTATAATATGGAATATGCTTGTTATTAAGAAAGTACATGGGGATGCTTACGCTGAGATTATAAGAGATTCTGAAACTGGTACTTTAATCAATATTAAACCCCTATCCCCTCAAAATATAATTGTAGTATATAATGATCAGGGTATCATAGATAGATACGAACAGGCTTCAAGAATAGAGGGCAAGAAGAATAAGGTTATTTTTCCACAGGGTATGCTTCATTTAGTAAATGATCGTGTCGCAGATTCTATTAGAGGGGACAGCGTTATTGAATCCCTTGAATGGAATATAGAGGCACAAGAAGAAGCAAGGCGTACACATAGAAAGATGTTGAAGCGTAATGGTGTTGTAAGAGTTATAGAAGTTGATACTGAAGATAGAGCGAAGCGAGATGCTTTTAAGACTGAATGGAAAACAGCTATTGATAATGGAGATGTTCTTATTATTCCAAAGGATGTTGCAGAAGCTAAAGACTGGGGGGGCAATCTAGATACAAATGGGGTTTTAGCTTGGCTAAATTATCTGGATTCAGAATTTTATCAAATAATAGGGATTCCAAAAATTATAATTGGAGGTTCTGGAGATATTGAAGGGGACTCAAAAATAGCTTTCTTAACATTTGAACCAACATATAAAAGATCTATAAGAGAATTAAAAGACGATCTATATAATCAATTAGGGGTTAAGGTAGATTTCATATTACCACCAAGCTTAAAGGCTGAGTTGCAAAGTAATGAAGCTAAAAACACAAGTCAAACAGGATTCCAACCAAATGATATACAGGCAGGTAATGGAGCATGAAAAGAGATAATAGACCAATAATTGAAGCTATCATAAACACAAGTGCATTAACACTTACATCGTTTGGAGTTTTGCAAATAACAACAGGAAACATAACAGGCTATTTTGCTATTATGTTTGGAATAAGTATTGAGTGGTTTAAATATTGGGGAAGGGCTAAAAAACTATGGTAAGCGAAAGCGAAGAAGAAAAGAAGAAAAGAAAAAGCCAAGATGTGAAGCGAGAGCAGGCAGCAGTAGAAAAGAAGCCAGAGTTTTCACCAGATATAGAAGCAGCAAGAGCAAGAACAGCAGGCGCAACTACTGATCAACTAGAGGCACAAAGAGCAGGGGAGGGAGTAGAAGGAGGAGGTATTACTCAAGCAGATATAGTCAATGCATTAAGACAGGGTATTAATATTTTTAGAGGCGTTAATCTTTCAAGAATTTCAAGAGGAGATCAAGCACGACAAGAAGCACAGACACAAGGAGCAGAAGCAGCAGCAGGATTATTAGCAGGACAGCCAGAGCCAGTTGTGCCAAGTGATGAGAATTTAGATAGAGCAACTAAAGTAGGTTTATTTATTGAAGATACAGCCGCAAGGGCAGAGAAATTTAGGAACGCTAAAGAGAATATTTTAAGAACGCATGACAATAAATTAGTTGCAAATGAAGAAACATCTAGGAATCTGGCAAGAAGGGGTTTAAAGGGGTTATCTTTTGTAGGATCTAAACTACCTTTTGGTTTAGATACAGGAACTTTCAATAATATTATAACTCAAAATAAACAGATAGTTATTGATTCACGAGAAAATGCTACTAACGTAGTAGGGGATGTAACAACAGGATTATTAACTCCCCAAGAAGGATTAGCAAAGATAAACCGAATCAATGATACTATCAATCAAGCAGAGTATGCAATACATATTACAAGCAGATATAGTTTAAAGGCATACCTTGAAGGGTTAGGTACTGAAGAAGCTAAACTAATCAAAGCCAGAGATTCCTTAGAAGGTGATAGGAATCAGATATTATTGGTAGCTGCACAACAAGCAGCAGGCAAAGTTTCAACAAGTGATCAAATTTTAGAAAGTTTAACATAATTGTAAGGAGGTTTAGAAAATGAGTGAAGAAGAAAAAAGCAAGGAAGATAATCAATCAACACCTGTTAACACTGAAGAAGGGGTTCACACCAAAACACTTTCAGCACTTGACAGAGCAGATTCAATTGCTGAAAGGCAAAAAAGAGAAAACGACCGTAGGGAAGCGATCCTCACGAGAGAGGAAGCACTTGAAGCGAGGCGACAAGTCGGAGGAGTTACCGAGGCAGGACAAGCGAGGGAAGTAACACCAGAACAAACTAATAAAGAATATGCTTTAGAAGCCATTTCAGGAAAACTTAATGGAAGCTGATATTATTGATGAGCCAAAAGACTTAGAAATTAAGTTTGGAACTGAAGAAAGCCAGTTCTGGAACATGGCTAAGAAGAACACTTTAAAGGAAATTAAAGAGTGCGAAAGAACTATTCTTATGGATAACTTTATGTTGAAGTTAATTGAAGAGAAGATTTTAGACGCAGAAGCCGAATAATCCTACATTCGGTGTACCGAATATAGCAAAAGATTTATATATGTCATTATTATTATTATTCTATGGCACTAGAAGCAGTATTAATTCATGAAACAGAAGTCGCAGTTCCTATGACTGTAGCGAATGGCACTGGAATTGAGAAAGGGGCTATTCTAAAATTAACAGATCCTAATACAGCAGTAACTACAGCAGGTGATACTGATTCTTGCGCTGGTATTGCTAAAAATGAAAAAATAGCGTCAGACGGAAATACCAAACTAGCAGTTTACAAAAGAGGAATTTTTAAAGGATTTGCAGGTGCAGCAGGTGTTGTTGCAGGTATGAGTATAATTACAGATACTTCAACAGGTGCAGCAAATGAATTAGTAGTGGCTGATGTTAATAGTGAACATATTGTAGGTAGAGCTTTAGAAACAGCTTCAGATACACAATCTTTCTTATTCGAATTAAACCCAATAGGATTACAACTAGCATAAAATGGCTGACGGAATAGGACAAGCATTAATTAGAGGCCTTGATATCTCCAAGGTTGCTTTAGGATTTGCAGATGAAGATTCAATATTTAAAAGTTTAACAACTCAAGTTGCTACAGCTGCTAGGGAAATGCGTTGGATATCTAAAACAAGTGGCTTTCTTGATAGTACAGATTCTACAGCAATTACAGCAAGTGAGATTCCAACAGCTGAAGGAGCAAGACCAGTAGTAATTGGACAAACATGGACTAGAAATACTTCTTATGTAAAAAAATACATGGTTGAATCTGAGTGGATAACTGAAGAAGATATTAAAGATAGTGATCCAGATGTACTAGCTACAATGGTAAGAGATTTAGTAAGAGCAGTTGCTAACCAAGTAGATAAAAGAATTTATAATGTTATTACTGAGAGCCAATCACCTTCAACAATTAACACAGCAGCTGCAACAGGTACAGGTTGGGATGACACTACAAACGGAAATCCAATATTAGATATTCTAACAGGACAACAAAAAATAAGAAGTTATGCTTATAATCCTAGTGAGGCAGTTATAGTTATGAACTCAATCGAACACAAGCATTTAATGAATTATTTGATAACAGTAAAAGGATCAAGTATCCCTCAGTTTTCAAGTGGCAAGGTAAGAGATATTGCAGTAACAGAACTATTAGGCAATGATGTTATAGTTAGTGACAATGCAGTAACTGATTCAGTTGCTATGTGGATACCTGGCAGATCGGCACAATGGCGATCTTTTATGAATTTAACAACATCTGTTATCAGCGACGATGGTATAGGTAAAAAGATCCGGGTGTGGGAAAATGGTGAGTGCATATTGACTGATAGCCGTTCTGTTCATTTAATCACGGACACTATTTCCTAATATGGCACTAGCTAACAGAAAAGCAAGGTATGAATTCTATTTAAAAAATAATGATACAGTTAATGCTGAAGAGTTATTAGCAAGATATCCAGATGTTAAGGCAACAGTTGTTAAAAAAGAAAAAGCTATAAAGGAGTAGTTCTTAGTTTTTCTATGGTAACAGAATTTAAAGCAGAATTGATAGATGGGAAACCTGTAGTAAAAGCTATTATTGAAAGGGATGGTAATAATGTCAAGGTTCATGTCCCATCACTAAATTTAATTCAAAAACTAACTAACGATTTGGAAAATAAATAATATGGCAAGTGGAATATATAATAGATTTAAAGCAAACATATTAAACAAAGTATGTGACATGGAAGCAGATGTTATTAGAGTTGCTTTAATGAATAATAGCCATTCATTTTCAGCAGGTGATAACACTTTTTCAAATACTAACGAAATCTCAGGGACAGGTTACACAGCAAACGGAGAGGCTCTAGCGAGTAAAGCAGTTACTCAAGCAGCTACTACTAAATTTGATGCTACTGATGTTGCATGGACTTCAGCAAGTTTTACAGCATACCACGCAGTCATCTATGATGATACACTCGCAGGTAATGATTTGATAGGTTCTATAGATTTTGGGGGAGCTCAAGCTGTTGTTTCTGGGACTTTTACTATCCAATGGCACGCAGACGGCATTATAACTCTCGCTTAAGATGGCTCTTTCTGATAATATTGATGCTTACTATAATTTTGATGAAACTTCAGGTACAAATGTCAATGATGAAGTAGGCTCAAATGATGGTACGCATAGTGCAGGTGTAACAGTTAATCAAACTGGTAAAATTGATAAGTGTATATTATTAGCAGGGGAATCAGCCCCACCAGTTTTAGATATTCCAAGTGATGGCTATTCTACAAATTGGAGCTTTTCTTTATGGATTAAAAAAACCAGTGGGGGGGATGGTGCAAGTAAAAGAATCCTTGAAGGTGAAGGGGGGAGCAATCCAGTTTTTACTTTTGAGAGTACAGGTGCTACAGAACTTACTATTTATGGTGGTGGTGGTGCTACACAATGGGACACTGGATGGGTTCCAACTGATGGAACATGGTATCATGTGGTTTATGTCATGGACACAGCAGGAACAGATACACAATATCTTTATATTAATGGATCAGAGAGTGCCACCCAGAACAACGCAAGAACGCATACAGGTAATAATTGGATAGTAGGCAATAATAGTTCAGGTACTAGAACTTTTTCAGGTAATATTGATGAACTGGGATTCTGGGATAGAGCATTAACAGCAGCCGAAGCAAGTTCTCTATATAATAGTGGAAGTGGTTTGGCTTATCCATATTCAACAAACATAACATTAACTCCAGCTACACTAACATTATCAACAACACAAAAAGAGCCAATCATAAAAGTTTTAGTATCTCCACTAATCATAAATGCAGGGGTAGGATTATTAACCCCTAACATAGATACTTCAGAATTGCCTTCTCACATCGTCGTGGGTACTGGAGGGATTGGTACAAGATTTATAAATACTGAATGGCCAGTCGTTGAGGGACTAATAGCAGGGACGACAAAACAAAAGGGTAGGATCATGAATTTAGTTCCTACAATGTCAAATGTTACTCAAGATGATTCTGTTGGTATAGATAATTAACTACCGAAAGGTTTATATACCTATTACTACTATGATTACTATGACAAAACAAATAGTAAATTGGAACAATGCAGATAAAAAATCTTTATGTGCAAGATGTAAAACTAAGCATTTCAATAATGAAATGGGTATGGTTAAAACTACATTAGGCGATAAAAAGATTTGTAGGGATTGTTATAAGGTGTTAAAATGACAAAACAAATAGTAATAAAGAAATGTTTAAGGTGTAAATATAATTGGTCAAGTAGGGTTAAAGATCCTAAAGAATGTCCACTATGTAAATCTAGAACTTGGATGGTTAAAGAATGAGTGTTGAATATTGTGTGGCGTGTGATAAACAGATAGATACTGATATAGATTTACATGAAGAACACTTTGGAGGTCAAGAATGATAGAATTATTATTGGCATTATTATTAGTTGCATATGTAATAGGAGCATGGTATCTTATTATAAAATTTAGTTTAAGATTTATTGAAATTATGAAAGGAGGTACAAAATGATAATTAATACAAAATCTGAAAAGATGTTTAGTAAGAAGAACGGAAAGGCGTATTATGTACTTACTATAGGTAGTGATAAATTCACTGTTTGGGAAGAAGGAAGAAATCCTGAATGGTGTGCTTTCAATCAAGGTGAAGATGTTAATATTGAATTTACTGTTAATGGTGAATTTAATAATTTAACAAGCATGACTAAAGGTAATGGTGAAACTGTTTCAGTACAGCCTCAAGCCACACAGAGCGTTGCAGAGCCTAGTTTAAACGCAGTTGGTACTGTTATGAATTTCAATGACAAACCCCACTCGTATGAGTTTGGTAAGGCAGGGAATAGGCATAAAGTGTACTATAATACTGTTGAAGAACTAAAAGAACATGTAGAATTGCTAAAAGTAGCTGATTTATACCTTGAAGAAAACTCTGAAATAAAACCAGAGGACTTTGGAAAGGAATAATAGTCAATCGTGGGGGTTGGAGTTGACAAGCAGATTCTCTACAATCTTCTTTAATTATATCAAGACCCCCAATCAACCACTGGAAAGGGAAGTAAGTTTTTTAGCTAAATATTTCTTATTTCTTTTTCCAAGGGAAAACCTGAACCTCTCGAAACATAAATCCATAACTCTGATTTACAGTTATGATGTTCAGCAAATTCCTTTATTCTAGCAAATTGTTTTTTTTCTTTTGGACTAGAATAGTATTTGGCTTGAGTAGTAAATTTAACTTCAACAGCTTTATCTAAAATACCATCTTTAATAGCTAAGAAATCAGCTCCAAACTGAGCAATAGCAATTTTAATAACTCCATGCTCTCCGTATTCTTCTATTAGCTCTTTTTTAGCCTTATATTCACCTGCATAACCACTACGCCATGCCATCAGGTTTATCACTCTCTCTTTTAATTTGATTAAATTTGTATGGCTGATAAATAATCTCAGTAGTTGGATCGTATAACATAGTGGGCTTCCCCTCAACTCCCATCAATTCAATTACCTTAACCTCACGCACTTCAACCATACGCCACCCATTTTGCATTAATTCTTCGAGTTTCCCCATCTTTTACCCATAGCTTTCTTAATACTTACACGCATCCTACATTTATAACATAATCTAGCTTTTAGCTTAGAACTCTTACTTTTTGCTATCTTAATTCCACAAGTTTCACACTCTTTCCCTGCAATATTAATTTTCATACTAACTTATCCCCTGCTAGTTTATCAATAGCTTCAAGCAAATCACTCATAATAACTAAGTCATGTTTAGCACCTGTTAGCTCTAAATTATCATCCATTTCATTATAATGCTCACAATCATCATGACATAAGGCATTTTTATCTATAAATTCCTT